TATTTACGCAATTTAAGCGGTTTTCCATCCTCATCAATCAAATCATTAGAATCATAATAGTGCAGCCAATCTCCGGCTAGGTCTTTGCCTGCCATACTGTCAAAACTCGCCATATACTCTTGTGCGAAAAGCAGCGGATGATATCTAGACTGCACATACTCCCATTCTTCTTTACGAAAGTACGGATTATCAATACTACGATACTCTACACGACTATTATTAACATCAGTACGAGCATCCTTACTAAAAAACTCTTCATAAAACCAGTTCTTCTGATTCGGAGTGGTCGTAGTAATAAGCAAACCCTGCTTATCCGACAAAGAAGGACGAATAACACCCCAAGACTCGTCACTCTTAATAAAAGCAGCCTCATCCATCCAAAGAATATCCAAACCAGCACCACGAAGGGACTGTGGATCCTCAGCAGACTTAAACTCAACAAGGCAACCATTAGCAAACTCGAACCTCAAACCGCCCTTATTCTCCTTAACCTCTTTACCAATCGTCAATCCCGCCTTAATACACACCTCACGGAACGTCAAATACGACGGTCGGCCCACTTTATAAGAAGCAGAAAGCGCCCAAACCCATAAAGGCTGGTCGCTCTTACGACCGTGTGCATCCAAATGAAATTGTTCTGGATGCAAACAATAAAAAAGAACCTCCCACGCAGCACTAAGAGTCTTACCACCACGCCGCCCCGCTACCAAGTGCCTAAAACGAGTAAGATTAGCACCATTCTTATCACAATGAAACAAAGCCTGATAATAATGCGGCGCATAACCCTTAGAAACAAACCACACCATCTTACCCGGAAACTCCTCCATCAACCCCTCAAGACCAGAAACACTCAACTTAGCATCACTATAAGTATAATTAGCCAAAACAACTCCTAATGAGGACGATGCCCCGCACACTTAGGACACTTAGAATAATAATGAGGATGCTCCAAATCACAAGAATGACAATACCAAGGCTCCTTCTTAACATCTTTAATACGGCGCTTAGGCTGCACATTAGAACCAAACATACAAACTCCTTAAAAAAAAATAACCCCACACCATATATAACACCACCAACACCAACAATCGGACATCAAAACACAAAACTTAACAAACACTTAACATAATAGTACCAAACTAAGCCAAACTCAAAATGTACCAAAAATATATGCATAGTAATTATATATATGTGGGTGGGTCATAACGGGGGTACGCATATGCATGTAGCGTTGCGAGGAGCCTAGGAGCCTACAGGAGCCTAGTACCAGAACTATGTAGTATTTGACACCATATTTTACGATTGACTTAGGTATTATATATAATACCTATTAGTACTAGAGTTTACTAGTCAGCACATATACTAAGAGTACATAGTACTCTATAGTATATAATATATATAGTAACTATGTTACTATAACTATACCAACATAGTTGGTATTCTTTATAGTCCCAACTACACACTCTCTATCTGTTACATAGTAACAGTAGATAGTGTATAACTAAGCCAAATACTCTACTTACGGAGTAAGTTAGAGTATTGTACAGTTAGACTCGTAGAGTCTATTACTAGTTAGACTACGAAGTAGTCTAGTTGTATATCTTCTAGTTAGTTACTAAATAAGTGCCTTCGGCATTATTTAGTCTAACTAAGAAGATATGTTTCTATTCTCTCTCTCTATAGAGAGAGAATAGGGAAGAATCCGCCGAGAACCCTACTACCTTACTAGGTTTATATCTTCCTGAACGAAGTGAAGGAAGATAGAAACCAGTAAGGAGTAAAGAGAAATGAACAGCAACGAAGTCGTCGAGAAGATCGAAGCCCTCAGCCCGGAGCAGGCAGCGATGCTCTTGCAGATCCTCTCCGAGGATGGTGAGCGGGGTGTGGTGATCGTGTCGGATGCTCCGAAGGAGCAGGAGGAGGTCGTCGTGGATTCCACGCCGAAGGCTGAGAAGGTCAAGTGCAAGTGCTGTGGCTTCGCCAAGAAAGCGCGGCGTGTGAATGCCGAAGGCATTTGCAAGGTCTGCTACATGGCTCTTGCCACCTCTGGTGGCGAGTCGGTGACCGTCGTCGGTCGGCAGGGCAAGCGTGGTCGCAACACGGTCAGCGTCGTCATCGGCGGTGAGCGCGTCAAGGTGCAGCGCAAGGTGCGGCTGGAGTCGTAGACTCCGCTGTGCTACACTGTCCCCACACACACGTTAGGAGCGCATAATGCGTAAGGTTGAGCGGGTTCAGCCCGATGGTTCGATCAAGGTGTTCACGGTCAAGCGGCTAGGCGATGGGCATAGCGCGAAGGTTGCGGCTCGATTTGCTAGTCAGGGTCGTGGCTATGCGAAGCGTGGCAAGCGTCACGTAACAGACATTGTGAGTCCTTTGGGGCTTCGTTCTAACAGCCGGATGCCCGGTGACGAGAGGATTTGAGTAGTATGGAAAACGATTTTAATTACCCTACGGAGTTGTTTGCTCAGGCTGCTATCTCTTTGGAGATGCAGGGCTATTGCTTGACGATGCTGGGTGTCGGCATCCTGAAGGATGCTGTTACTTTCTGGGTGTCGGATGGGCTGGTGCCGGTGACGTACGGAGAGTTCTGGAAGAACTTGGAGAATCTGGTAGGCTTTATGATTGACGAGATTGTTTACGGGAAGGGTGTGTGAGCGTGATAGTGCTTGATCCTAACGATGAGGACGGCGTGTGTGGGGCTGCGTATCAGGAGTGGCGAGCCGAGCAATTGTCTTTTGAGCCTGATTACAACCCCGATGATTACTTGGATTATGATGATGAGCAGGACAACGAATGGGAGTGTGAGTAGCATGGCTTACAAGGTAGAGTTTAATGATGATCGTATGCGTTGGGCTGATTATGCTGCGGTCATGGATTACGAGACTCAGTACCTGCCGTGGAGTTTTATTGAGGAACTCATGGATTATTTGCAGGGGTTGGGTTACGAGTGGTGTAAGATTGCTTATGTGGAGCAGGTGGTACGCTAGCGTCCATTGTAAGGTGTCTAGCGTGGCTTCTAAGCCACTTGCATGGTGTGTTAGGTACTACCCCACATGGGAGGGGTATGAACAGCGTAGAAAGGCTGTAAAATAATGCTTGATTTTAATAGTGAAGATGGTGTGTGTGGTGTGGATTATGCTGAGTGGCGAGCAGAAGCGTATGATGATTGTGGTGTGAGCGAGAATTGGTACGATGATGAGCAGGATGGTGAGTGGCTAGATGATTGAGGCAGTATTCTACATCGCAATACTACCAGTATTAGCAATGCTTATAGCCGTGTACATTATTGAAAGGTGTTGGTAAAATGTTGAAGATTATCACAGACGATTACGTTGTCTACGAGATTTGGGAGTGTGATGATAATGGTATGCCTGACGCATTCATTGACCACTTCGATTCGCTCATGGATGCGGAGTACGAGTTGCTCGTACTAAATTGTGGTACAATGCTAGGTGATCCAGCCGGAGACTATACTCTCTAATATTCTTTCTGAACGAAGTGAAGAAAGAATATATAGAGAGATAAGGGAGAAAGAAATAATGTTTGTTAAGCCGATGATTACTGTCCTGAGTGAAGGTTCTAGTGCTGAGGATGATTATGTTTGCCTTGAGATTGGTTGCACTTGTTGTGATAAAGAGTACCTACTTGGTACTAGCCTCACGGGTTACATGAGTTGGCGAGCAGGAGCGCTTGTGCAGGATGCCTTCCCCGAGGTACCTAAAGAGTATCGTGAAATGTTTATTTCTGGTACTTGCCCTAAATGCTGGGATGATATGTTCAACAACGAGGATGAGGTATAACAATGACTAAGAAAAAGTTTGACATTGCAGAGGTTCACACTCAGATTACTGAGGGTTTGATTGCTATGATGGAGCAGGGTGTTGCACCGTGGAGTAGGCCGTGGATTGTACGTGGTATCAACGATGCTATGGCACCGAAGAATGGTATCAGCAATCGTAGGTACACTGGCTTCAATAGCCTTTACCTATCGTTCCTCATGGAAGAGAACAAGTGGGATGACCCACGATTCTACACGATGAGCAGCCTGCCCGAGGATGCTAAGGTAATCAAGGGTAGTAAGTCTACGATTGTTATTTATAACAAGAAGATTGAGCGTGAGGTTGAGGATGATAACGGTGAGGCTGAGGTGCAGACTTCATGGTTTCAGCGTTACTATCGTGTGTTCAATGGTGCTCAGATTGAGGGTCTGCCTGCATTTGAGAAGCCTGAGCCTAACACTGAGGGTTATACTCACGAGGATGAGGGTTATCCTGAGGCTGACTTGATTGCTACTGAGTGGTGTGATAATCTTGCAGACTTTAGTCATGGTGGTGACCGTGCCTACTACGTTCCTAGCATGGATAGCATCACGATGCCTGACCTTGACCAGTTCCCCACACTAGCGGGTTACTACCAGACACTGTTCCACGAGATTGCTCATAGCACAGGACACAAGTCTCGTGCTAATCGTATTGAGACTACAACTTTTGGTACTGATAGGTACGCTAAGGAGGAGTTGGTTGCAGAGTTTGCTGCCGCATTCCTTTGTGCTAACACTGAGGTGCCGTTGAATGAGGAGCAGTCGGCTGCTTACTTGAAGGGATGGGCGAAGCGTTGCAAGGATGAGCCTAAGTTGCTATACTCTGCTGCTAATGCTGCTCAGTTTGCTGCTAGTATGGTGATGGAAAATACTTACGCTATGGTTGCATAAAAGAATGGAGACTATATACTCTCTAAGATAATCTCTGAACGAAGTGAAGAGATTATCTATAGAGAGATAAGGAAGAAGAATGATTGAAAGAATTAGTATGACTACTAGGAATTATGTGAATATGATTAGTGATGATGAGGATGTTCCGTTTGAGACTGCGAATCCGGATAGTTTGTTGGTGACTTGGATGGTGTATGATCCTGAGTATGATAGGATCCCCGAGGAACCACCGTGGGAGTCGCATGATTGGACTAATGATTATGATTATCCCGATGATTATGCACCTGAGCATGATGAGGAGTTTGAGTGAACAAAGATAAAGTATATCTTGATAATGCTGCTAAGTACCTTGCTGCTGCTGTAAAACAGTTGGAGTTTGCTGAGGCTTCGGTGGATGCTGCGTTTGATGATGGGCCGGGTTATCCTGCACCTGATAGTCAGGATGCTAGGGCTTGGGATTATCTTGAGGCTATTTGTGAGGCGAGGAAAGCACTAGGGCATAGGTTGAATACTTGGGATAAAGGGGATTATGATGAGTAAGAGTTGTGAGGTTGGTTCTAATGATGTATATGTGTAAGCAAATCAAGAAGGAGAATATTGTGACGATGTACGATGAGCGTGTTGCTGAACTAGAGTCTTTGCTTGAGGCTAGTGATGCTCGGTATGCTGAGGTTAAGGCAGAGTTAGATCGTCAAGTATCGTTGTTGGTGATTCGTGAGGAGCGGTATGTAAGTCAGACTGATATCCTTGCTCGTATGTTGAATTATACTTACGATACTTTTGGTCTAGAAAAGCAGCATTTGGATGATGCTATTGCTAACATGCCAGAGCACACGGATAGGGTACGTGATGTGTTGGAGTATCATGATGCTGTACCTTCTAGGTTGCTGAAGCGTGAGTATGAGGTTAGTGTCACTGTCCCGGTGACTGTGTGTATTAGCGTTGAGGCAGTCGATGAGGATACGGCAGAAGAGTTGGCTCGTGATGAGGTGGAATCCAACGGGATTGAGTATTACGGGATGGAATATGATATTTACTATGACGCTGAGTACAGCGTGACGGAGGCGTAATGACTAGATACGAAGTGTTTTGGGACGAAGTTGTAACATATCGTGTGTTTATTGAGGCTGATAATGAAGATGAAGCACGATTGCGTTGGAGTGACCCAGCCTATTGGGATAGTGATCCTGAAATTTCTAGTTCGGATATTACTAATGATGTCGAAATTTACGAGGTATAATATGACTACTGCAAATAAGTTCTACAAGGTGCTTGACTCGTTCGGTATTGACGAGGCTATCAGCGAGGGCGTGGCTTGGTATCCTAATGCTTGGCAGCATTGCCTAGATATTAGTAAGGATTATCCTGTCACTCCTCAGCGTGTCGCTGCTATCATGGCAGTAACCTCGCCTCGTGCTAGGTGGAATAAGAATATTGAGGCTACGTATAATATTGTTGCTGACTCGTTCGTGCCGGATCATCGTCGCCGCGCATCGTATGGTATTCTAAATGCTAATGCGTTGAAGGGTATGATCGTGGCTAATGATCGGTATTATTCTCGTCATGTTACTGGTCCCAAGGTTAGTAACTTCTACTTGAATATTGTGGGACATACGGATCCTATTACTACTGATAGTCTTATGAGTAAGGCTGCTGGTTATGGTAGTGATGTTAGTACTAGGATTCGTAGTGAGGTTGAGCAGGGTGTACGTACCCTAGCCGACGTGTTTAGTCTTTCTCCCCGTGATATGCAGGCTGCAATCTGGGTTGCTTACAGGGGGAGTGCTATTTAGTAGGTTTAGGGGGTGTAGTTCAGTTGGTTAGAACGCTTGCCTGTCACGCAAGAGGTCGCCGGTTCAAGTCCGGTCACTCCCGTTAGGCCAGAGTGGTGGAATTGGTAGACACACTAGACTCAAAATCTAGCGCCGCGAGGTGTGAGGGTTCGAATCCCTCCTCTGGTACTTCGCATGGTTATCCAAGTGGCTAAAGGGTGCGGGCTGTAAACCCGTCGTCTAAGACTTCGTAGGTTCGAATCCTACACCATGCATCGGGGATCGTCTAAAGGCAAGACAAACGACTGTTAATCGTTGAATCAAGGTTCGAATCCTTGTCCCCGAGTGAGGTTCCATAGCGTAATGGTAGCGCAGCAGACTCTTAATCTGTCAAGTCTAAGTTCGAATCTTAGTGGAACCATAGCCCTTTAGCATAATGGATAGTGCATCTGGTTTCTACCCGGATTGTATAGGTTCGATTCCTATAAGGGCTGTTGGCTTTATAGCGTAAAGGTAGCGCACAGGACTTTTAATCCTTGAGGTCTAGGTTCGATCCCTAGTGAAGCCATGCCGAGTTAGCATAGTGGTAATGCCCCAGTCTTGTAAACTGGTGACAACAGTTCGATTCTGTTACTCGGCTTGCGAGTATAGCATAACGGTTAATGCTCCACGTTGCCAACGTGGTGATGACAGTTCGATTCTGTCTACTCGCTCTGGAGGGTTGTCAGAGAGGCTTATTGTACTTGACTAGAAATCAAGTGTATGGTAACATACCGGGGGTTCAAATCCCTCACCCTCCGTTCGGGCGGTTAGTTTAACGGGAAAACCTCGCTTTTGCATAGCGAAGATAACAGTTCGATTCTGTTACCGTCCATTGGGAGATCGTCTAACGGTAGGACAACAGGTTTTGGTCCTGTGAATGTGGGTTCGATTCCTACTCTCCCAGTCCTTACAATATCCTTACTTGACATAAGGAATAATGTATGGTAGTATAGCGTTACTATTAGTAAGAGAAAGGAACAGTATGAATAATACTCCTATGACATACGAAGAGTATATTGAATGGGATAGAGAGTATAGGTATATTGAGTTTCTTATGGAGTTGTATTATGGGTGAGAAGAAACTAGCAGAGGCTAGTATTGTGTATAAAAAGGGTGCTTGGTCTGTTACTGTTGATGGTAATATGATTGGTCGTAGCCCTAGTCTTAGTCTTGCTACTGAGATGCTTTATGAGCAGGGTTATAAGGTTCATACTTATCGTCGGTCTAAGACTGCTAGTGATAAGGTTAAGTTTGATGCTACTGTATTGTGTTTTACACCTAAAGAAGAAGAGTAATGGCTGTTCCGTCTAGTATTAAAAAGAATAAGTTGGCTGCTAAGAAGCAGGTTCGTGAGGATCGTGGCGCTAAGAAGATGAAGGCTAAGGCTCTTCGTGCTGAACGTAAACTAAAGGAACAGAATCGTGTATAAGTTTGTAAGCAAGGGAACTAAGAATGACTTTGATGCAGCCGTATTCTACAATGGTCAGAAACTAATCCATATTTATATGGGTAAGCATTTTGATAGTGTTGAGGTACAGGTTGAGGATGGTAGTGGTAAGTTTGTTTGTGAGTGGGAGGATATTCTTGAAGAGTCTGATTGACGCAATCAAGTTAGCGGTAAATACTCCACGAGTGGATGATTATCTGCATTTCTCTACAGATTTGCAGAATGCTAGGCATACTTGTATCTCTTGGGTACATGGTGTCCCTTTTGTTGATAAGCCTTGGATGAATACGTTCCCTCTGCTGCAGGGTACTGCTGTGCATGAGTATGTTCATACAGTGATGCTTAACGAAGAGTGGTGGGATTATATTAGTGAGAAGTCTATTACTATTAGTGATAGGCATTATCCTTGGACGGGTACTGCTGATGCTTACTTAGTTAATCCTGACGGTGAAGAGTGGCTAGTAGATTATAAGACTGCTAGTGGTGTGAGTCTGTCGTTTATGGATGGGCCGAAGCCGGATCATATCATGCAAGTAAGTGCGTACTATCATTTTGGTCCTACTATTCCTGATCTTCGTGTTGGTATTCTCTACTTGCCTAGTAGTCCTGATTATAAGCGTCGTTGGGCAGAGCCAATATTCTACGAGATTGAACCTCTCAGCCTAGAAAAGGTCACTAAGCAGATGGATTATATTGAAGAGTCTATCTACTTGTATACTAAGTATGAAGTGTTGCCTAAGCCTCTTAAGGGAGAGTATTCTTGGAAGGTTAATAAGAAGAATAAGAATTGGGAGCATTGGTACAAGCCGCACTACACTAGTATGTATTGTCCTTGGAAAGATCAAGAGATTGACTTGTGTGGTTGCTCCACAGAAAAGGCTTACATTGTAGAGACTAGTGACATTGATCCAGCAGAATTGTGTGATACAATTAAAGAAAACGAGGAGAAGAAGTGATGTTTCCAAAAGAACTTACAGCAAAGTTTCATCCCAGTCTAGTTAAGAAGAATCAGAGTGGGCAAGCATACGTTTCGATTGATGATTATATTAATCGTCTTAACGAGGTGCTTGGTCATGCTTGGGCTTGGCAGATTAATGATTGGAAGTTGTATCCTGACGCTGCCAGCAATACTAGTACGGGTAAGAAGCAGTATGTTGCTGTTGTCCAAGGCTCGCTGAGTATTTTTCTTAGTGACATTGGTGTCATTAGTATTGGTGCTGAGGATGATGACGATGCTTTCCTTACTACTCAGAAGGCTGTTGTTGTTCGTGATGGTATTGGTGGTGACATTGGTTTTGATCCTGATAAGGCTCTTAAGACTGCTCAGGCTGAGGCTTTGAAGAAGGCGTGTCACCAGTTTGGTATTGCTCTCTACTTGTGGAAAGAGGCTGAGCGAGACTTCATTGTTCTTCAGAAGTCTGCTGCTAGTAATGATGTTGCTTTGAAACAACTTGTGGTGGCTTATACTCAGCGTGTGCTAGAGTTGGAGCCGGGTACTGTTCCTGAGAAGGAGCAAATGTGTGAGGTTCTTGGTGTTGAAGAGTTGACTATTCCTGCTATTCGAGAGTCGTTGTCCAACAAAGGAGTGTTGTAATGCGTTCGACGGATCGTGATTTTTATATGAGTACTATTAGTGTTCTTCAGTCCCAGCGTCGTATGATTCAGAGTATTGCTGATGATATGTGTATGCGTCTTGACGAGTTGGAGGGTCAGATTACTATGCAGTATGATCAGTCGGAGGATTGGGAGACAGAAGAGTTGCTTGATTCTGCTTGGCAGTCCGGGTATGATTATAATAAGTTGCAGGAGGAAGAGGCTATGCTTGACTACGAGGAGGATGCTATCATTTATGATACGCTTCGTAACAAGGTAAAGTATTGTACTTGTGATGATTGTTGGGATGTGAAGTATCCTGAGATGAGCGATAAGTATGAACACCGGATGGACTAATGCTAGTACACTATAAACACCTCAGTAAGTACGCTCATAGTCCTATCAAGGCTCACGCTGCTGACGCTTGTTATGATCTTCGTGCCAGTAGTAAGGCTACCGTACCCGCTGGTGGTACCATTGTCATTCGTACTGATCTGGCTATTCGTGTACCGACAGGACACGTTGGTCTTATCATGAGCCGCAGCGGTCTAGCCTCTAAGCATAGTGTGTTCGTACTAAATGCGCCGGGTATTATTGACGCTGAGTATAGTGGTGAAATTAAGATTGTCCTTGGTAATATGAGTCCTAATAATTATCTTGTGGAGAAGGGAGATAAGGTGGCACAGTTTACTATGTTTCCTCTTATGCAGTTGAATCTTCTTCGCGGTGATAATATGGTATGGACTGGAATGAGGGGCGAACGTGGCTTTGGATCTTCTGGCTATTGATACTGAAACAACTGGTGTGGGTTGGCATGATGAAGCCTTCATGATTAGTGTTGCGTGGCATAATGATGGTTTGCGTACGCTTGTTATTGATGAGCGTGATCTTTCTGAGGATATGTGGTATCGTGAAGTTGATGGTATTATTGAGATGCTGCAAGAAACAGATAAGATTATCATGCATAATGCTAAGTTTGATATCCAGAAATTGTGTCGGCTAGGTGTCCCACTCAGCGTATTTAAAGACAAGTTTGAAGATACACAAGCACTAGCCCATCTTATCAACGAACAACAATCTACCAGCCTCAAGTACCTTGCTCGTACCGTACTAGGTGAAGAGACTGATGAGGATGAAGTACTAAAGGTATGGCGTAGAAAAAATAAGATTAAGAAAGATGAAGGTTATGAGCCTATCCCCAATGAGATTCTTGCACCGTATGCAGCAAAGGATGCTGAGTTCACGCTGCGGCTTTACGAAGTATTATGGAATCGAATGCCCAAGGACTTGCACCCGTTGTATCAAATTGAGAAAAACCTAACCCTTAGCCTGCTAGGTATTGAGGCTAGAGGATTACAGATCGACCGAGCGTATGTTAAACTACAAAGAAAAGAGTATGGTGATCGGATTTACAAACTTAAGCAGCGTATTGGGGAACTTGCTGGCGAAGAATTCAACCCACAGTCCCCTAAGCAACTCATCGAAGTCTTTGCACAGCGTGGAGTACGAATCGCAGCAACGGACAAGGCAACGCTTGCCAGCGTGGATGACGAACTTGCGGCGCTAATCGTAGAATTACGAGAGGCTAACAAGATTAAGTCTACTTATCTTGACGCTCTTGCTGAGGAGGCTAAAGATGGTATACTTCATCCTAGTTTCCGTCAGCACGGCACTAGGACTGGTCGCATGTCGTCAGGAGCAGCAGAAGTATGATTAGTGTAATTACCCCTACTTACGAGACAAGCCCCGAGGTCCTTGCTCGTACATGGTCTAGCCTAAAGAATCAAACTCATACTGATTGGGAGTGGGTTGTATGGGACGATTCTACTAGCGAGAATGTTTATCGTCAGATGTATGGTTATTGTAATGATGAGCGATATAAGATTCAATTGCATCGTTCTAATAAAAACATTGGTAACATTGGCGCAGTTAAATTGTGTGCGTTTATGCAAGGCAATGGTGATCTTCTTGTAGAGTTAGATCATGATGATGAGTTGGTTCCTAACGCTCTTGAAGAATTGTGGCTCGCTTATATGGATAATAATGCAGAATTCTTTTATTCTAATTGTTGCGAAATTAATGAGCAGAATCAGTCGTGTCGTTATCCCGAAGGCTGGGCGTTTGGTTACGGCTCTGATTATTGGGATGATGAGTATAATGTGTGGGTCATGCGCTCACCAGAAATCAACGCTACTACTATGAGTCATATTGTTAGTATGCCTAATCATGTTCGTGCTTGGGATCGTAGTGCTTATCGTGATATTGGTGGTCATAATCCGTCTTATAAAGTCGCAGATGATTATGAGTTAATGGTTCGCACCATGCTCGCCTATAAGTATCATCATATTGACCAATTATTGTATAAACAGTATATTAGTTCTAGCACGGCTCAACGAGTGCATAATGCTGAGATTCAACAGCGCGTAGCAGAAATCTCTGCTAAGTATTATCCTAAAATTCAGGAGAAATTTGCATGAATGTGCAGAATATTCCAAGGAGTCAGAAAGATGTTAAACGAGCATTTGTCCCCAAATTCGATGCATTCTTATTCTTCGACTACAAAGCAATCGAAGTCAGGCTGCTCGCATACTACTTGGCAAGGGGAATCAGCGATTATTCATTGGCGACCGAAATCAACAATGGATCGGATCCGCATCTTGTCACAGCGCAAGGATTGTATAACCAAGAAAAAGTAGATGATGAGCAGAGGCAAGTAGGTAAGACCCTAAACTTTAGTATCATCTATGGTGGTGGAGCACCGACTATCATGCGTCAACTTAGCGTCGATTTTAAGGAGGCTAAGAGGCTCCTAGCGGCGTATCACACTACTCGTCCGGGGATTAAGATCCTTAACGAGCAGATCGCTCAGACAATCCAACAGAAGGGTTACATCACGAACCTGTATGGTCGTCGCTTGCATGTAGAATCAGAGCACAAAGCCCTCAATGCTCTCATTCAAGGCAGCGCAGCAGACCTAATGAGAGAATCCGTAGTACGAGTCAGCAATCTACTAGATGCGAAATATGCTACACATATAGTAAATATCGTGCATGATGAGATTATCCTAGACGCTGTAACAAGCGAGATTAGTAGACTCGTTAACACAATCCCTAACCTTATGGGGAATAAAACCGTAGAGAAATTCGTTAGTATAGAAACAGACTGCGAAATTTCTACTACAAACTGGGCAGAGAAGGAGGCGTATAGTGGCAATTGATGATCCAGTAAACAGTCCCAAGCATTACACCCAAGGAGATATGGAAGTCATCACAGCCATTGAAGGCTTAGGGCTTGACTATCACCAAGGTAATGTGCTAAAGTATATTGCTAGGTATCGTCACAAGAATGGTATGGAGGACCTACTTAAAGCAAAATGGTACGTTGATCGGCTCATCTATATTTATGAGCAAGAACAAACTAAACTACAGAGGAGTATGGTATGAGAGCACTAGTATTGACTAGTCCGAACATGAAGGGTGCTGACGTTAGTGCAGCACAAACTCTCTTGAAGAAGCAGGGTTACTACACTGATAAGATTGACGCATTGTATGGTCCTAACACGGCTGCTGCTAC